AGTAGTGTGCTCCACCTAAAACTTAAAATATACATCATGAACCATAAAAGTGTATGCTGTCTTATTTCTGTCCCCAACCACCCACCCAAAATGCTGTTTTCTTTTGAGTCCGAAGACTCTTTTAGCCAAATTATAAAAATGTTTTTGCCTGATTGGTTGTCACTTTACATTACATATTGATTCCGAATTTTGCCAAGAACTCTCTGGCTGCTGCACTGACATTTGTCTTTTTCCAGCCTAGGCCAGAAACTACTGTGAGTGCAGACTGGACTTCATTAACCTTGCTGATTGTCCAGGTAGCAGCCTCCAAGCCCATGTATCTCTGCCGCATTGTTTTTTCCAGATATTTGGGTTCCATCTCCTTCCTTTGCACCTTGTAAATGCCAATTGCCAGTGGGTAGAATTTAAATGTTCCAAGGAACATTTCCGATCCAGGAAAGAATGACAGGTACACTTCTTCACCATCTGCCCATGTTATTCCATTTTTTTCAGCCAATGGGTTAATTATTTTTGATTTTATTATCAGTTTTTCTGGGTCACTCACCTTCAGGATCTTCTCAAGTAGATACCTGGCAAGGAATCCACTGAGCCTGTGGAGGGTAAGACCATCGTCTGGAACTGGACTGTTCCGGTTGCCAGGAAAATTTGTATTAAATACAGTAACCTTCCACCCCCCAAGGTTAAGCGTAACCTCCCATTCACTTCTTTTTGTGAGACTAGTTTTAATCTCACGTCCTTTAATGTAGAAGATTCGTATGTGGTCATAACTAAGCCCAGTGGTGTGGACACGCTTAAAATTAACGTATCCGACCTCAGGGTCAAAAGTACTGCTGGTGTTAGCAGCGACATCATTGAATTCGAGCTCAATCATTTAAAGACCAAGCTCTTTCTGAATGCGCAAGATATTCTCAAGATTTGCAAGTTTTTAGTGTGGAGTACACTACT